ATAATCTGCTGTACCTTTATAGATATCAACTAGATCATATCCTAACTGCCAAGCAATATCCTTATCAAACCTTCTGTTTGCAGTACATGCTGGGCAAGTTCTACTACCAATCTTTAACAGTCGCATTTCTTTCTCTTCGATTTAGGTTTTAGTGTTGGTGAATCGACAACAGGTTTAGCTCCTGGTCGTCTGACTACATCTGTATTCTTAATGTATTGTCCATCGCTAATGTCTAGTCTTAGAACATCATTGGGGATGGGTATGTATCCATTCTCGTCAGGCTGCCAACACAACCTCTCTTCAGTGTTAAAGATCCAACCTTCATTTTGTAGATCTTTAGATACTTCTTTAACAATCTGAAGGATCATCATAACCTCAGGGTTATTCATATCTACTTCGGACACAGGTGCCTGACCTATGGCAGATAGAACACTGTTTACAGCGGACAGGTACGTGTCGGGATTGTCTTCATATAATTCGTAGGTCATCTGTGTCTCGTATAGATAAAAAAAAAGGCCCACCCGAAGGTGAGCCAGTATTAACGTCAGTCAGTAGTGAAGACGTATGGTCCTACATTCTCAGACTGTGATGCATAAGCACTGCGGAAACCACAGGTGCTAGATGAAACAGTAGAGGCAGGAGTATCGGTGCAGTAACCACGACGGGTACGTGCAACGCTGTAGCGAACTGCTACGGTTGTAGCCACCCCATTACCAGGGTGAGTTTGTACATTAGGTTGTACATAAGACAGGAAACCAGGGTCGGTATATGGAGCCTGGATCCAGGTATCTTGCATTGCCATTAGTTATTCCTCAGTTTTCGTAATCCCTACCAGCCTCAACATGAGGATGGGGATTAGCGGTGTACGATGTGATGACAAGTTCGTTCTTCTCATCAGTGATAGTGCGGGATGCGACGTATTCAACCTCAGCAATCCGGCATTCACCTGGCTTAGTTACAGCCATCACTCAGCACGCAATTCAATTGCAGCTGCAGGGTTAAGAGTACCTGCACCCATTGCCAAGCGTCCTACAACAACGTCTCCCTGATAGAGGGTATGAACGTCTGAACCAGTTGTCTGGATCTGTGGACCAATTGCTGTAACAACAGCAGCTGCATCCTTCTGATAGATCAGACCACAGTGAGCACTGAAGTCACCAGAGTAGTTGTTGTTCTCACCTTCAATGCTGTCAACATTACCAGCCATGAAAGGCAGGTTGTTAGAACGCTTGATGGAGATACCAGCAATCTCATAGAGACCTTCACCGGAGTTCAGGTTGCCCTGAGTGTTGCCGTAGTCACGGTTAAGAATGTTGCTGTCAACCTGTGCAATCAGTGCATAGTACTGACGAGGGGAGAGGATCGCATGGCGTCCTGCCCGTGGCACATTCTTCTCATCGAGAATAGCAGCGGCTTCAAAGAAACCATCCACAAGTGCTTGAGCATTGAACTCATTACCTGAGCCAAGCTTGATGATTGAACCACCGGGCTCGGGACCAGGTGATGCCTGGATAGGATGTGCTTCGCGAGCTGCGAGAGCAATAGTCCTAAAGATTTTCTTGTCATAAGCTTCTGCAAGAGCGTAGCCAATCTTGTTAGCGATCTCTCCACGAAGGGAATAATGAGCAAGTGTCTCATCCAAGTCGTAGACGAAAGCACTGGAGACCAGAAGGTCATCCATCACGATTGTCTTCTCTGCAACTGGGGGATCACCTGAACCAAGGATCGGAGTCCCAGGAACGTGGTAATCAGCAGTCATGCGGCCAGTGAAGATGAACTGAGCTGCCTTACCAGACTTAAGGGTACGGTTCTGGACAGTACCTTTAGAGATCAGAGCAGTCTCATAAGCTTTGAACATCTCACCAGTAAACAACTTCAGATAAGTTGCATACTTAGCATCGTAAGCGGAGACAGTTTCTCCAGCATTAGGATGGCCTGCGGGATAGGAGAATGTATCTCCGTACTTAGTCCGGCCAAGACCGGGCTCTTTGTTAAGGGAACCAATTGAAGTTCCGGTTGTGTTGGGTGCTCCAACATTATCGTTTGACCATGTAGCCATTGTTCTTTCCTAGTAGTAAGTTTAATTAACGGACTACTAACATGTTAGTAAAATTTTTTGTAGCATTTTTATAGGTCTCTCCCTATCGTCTAGACGACAATGAGTATCCTCGTAAGGGTCATTGCCAAAAGAAATGGGAGGAATTGCACCTCCCGTCAGCTCTAGCTTTCTAGTAATCCCAGCGAACTCTTGCCCTACCGGCACGAATCCCTAGGTGTACAAAGCCACGGTAACTCATACCGTAGCCAACTGAATATGGCCAGTCTTGATCACAGAAGTTCTCCATCTCCTGGCCTCTACCATTGACTGGATAGATATCCACAGCACCACAACCAACTTGGTATAGATGCTCAGATTGAGATGCTCCACCAACACTTGCATTAATAGCAGGAGGTCGGTGCCCGGACGTGATCTTAATAGGTCCGAACTTATCACGCAGCTTTTCTAGATACTCACAAATCTCAGTAGCAATATCACATTGATCTTGTGCTGTGAAACGTCGTGCCTCTTGTCCACCATTACATAACTCACTGTACGTGAAGTTAGGTGTAACTAGTTGGGACATAGGAGACCCTGGAGTCAGCTTAGTACGTGGAGGAGTGGGCGGTGTTTCTCTATAGATTGTAGTGAACTCACCTAAGATATCTTCCGATACTTTATCTTGTAGATACTCCCAAGCTTTAATCTGTTGCGGTTCCTGCTTATAATAAAAAGCAGCATCTGTAAATTTAATCATTTTTCTGCAGCGTATAATGCGAACGCTTGTGCTCCAATACTTGCTAGAAGTTTGGAACTATTCTCCCCAGTGCAGCGATCATCACGGGTGACTAGGCATCCAGCTAAGACTGCACCAACAATCAATAACTGGAAACCTACAACGAACGCTACTAACTTAAATGCTAGTAGCCTCATAACTTAAGGGGTGCCACACCAAGGCACGTCGCGGTACATCACTTCACCAACGAAGGGTACGCGGGGCTGACATCCTGCAGGAGGAGTCACTTTGTCCGTGGTCTGATAAACGTAAGGAACTCTAAGATGAAACATAATAAATCTCTATTAGTACTAGTGACTTAGGGTGGTTTGGGATGTCACCGGATCCTTTAGCCAATCGCTGGTGCAATCAAGGCCACAGGTGTGGCGCTA